CAGGGTATGTGCTGCTACAGATCATTGACTCTGGGATGCGGGCGTTGCTGATGGGGTCCACGAACCTTCTGTCCTCCCCGGTACAGACCCTCGCCGGGGTCGCTGCGCATTTGACGTTGACGAAGGACTCGTCTCTGCTGCACGCGCTACAGAAGATCGTCAAAACAGCCCCCACAAACCCTGACGGAACCTCCATGTTCGGACGGGCACAAGTGTCGGCTTTGGACGACCTGATTGATGGGGTTGCAGAACGCCACACTGCCACATATTTGCAACGTGGGCATTTCCGCGACGTGCTCACCGGGGACGACGCCCACAGTAGGGACATGATCGACTTGGGGTGGACGATCAAACAACCCGGTGACGATCTGTTTGTTGACGGGTGGGCGCAGGATGCGCTTCTGCATCTGACCCCGGGTAAGTACGGCGACGACATGTTCCACGACGTGTTCGATCTACGTCTCGACGGGGTTGTGCCGGAGAAGATTCAAACATGGGCGCGGACGGCGGGAGTGAAACCGTCGCTGAGCAACGAGGAACTAATCACCGAATACTACTTCCGTGGCCCGGGCAAGGAGTTGTTCCACAAACTCGCGGCGTCAGCGCAGACCAAGCAAACAGAAGTCCCACTCATGCAGCAGATCGTCAGCGACAAGACGAAACTGCACTCCTATCTGTGGGATCAGGACGAGGCCATGAGCATCGTCAACCTCGTGGACTCACTGACTGCCCGCTCCAACCCAGCGGTGATGCGTACCCTCCGAGACGCCAGCAGCGCCAAGGGTTCGTGGTTGAAGTACCTGAACACCATGCCGCAACGCAAGGCCGACAAGGCACTGCGCGGTAACGGCAAGCCGTTCATCCGTGAAGTCACCATGCCTGACGGGAGCACCGTCTCCGTCAACGTCGCCAAGCGCGGCGCGCTTGATTCCGTGGTGCGTAGGGCGCTGTCGAAGGTTGACGATGACAGTAGGCCGCTCACAGTGCGGTATCGCGCGAAGGCTTCCCACGGGAAGGGCACCGGAGCAAGAGAGGGCTACCAGAACTTCCTCTCGCACTTCTTCTCCCCGGCGTCGTTTCTAGAGAAGCGCGTTGGGCAGGCACCTGTGCTGCGTGACGAGATTCTGCTTGAGAGCGCCAAGCGCGCCGTGTTCCTGTCCCCGCAGGACGCCAAGACCCTTGAGCAGCGCATCCTTTCGCAAATCCCCAAGGTGAAGCGCACGGCCAAGCAACGCCAAACCGTTGCCATTCTGAAAGCCAACGTGCGCGAAGCCTCAGGCAGCGGGGCATACACGCTTACGGACGTGACAGATGCCGCGCACAATGCCGCGTATCGCCGTCTCAGTGACACCATGTACGGTCTGCGTGGGCGCAACGCCGCTGCGCAACGCCTAAGCATCTTCCTGCCGTTCATTCAGTCATGGGTCAACGCTTCCCGGGTCTACTTGAAGGAGTCGGTGCGCCACCCGAATCGTGCCGTGAACGCACTGCGAATGCTCGATTGGGCGAACACCTCAGAGTCGGGGGTGCTGTACGACACCATGCCCGGAGTTGACCGTGACGACGATCCCGGCAAGCCGCTGTTCTGGACAGACAACTTCGGGAACAGGCAGGTGAGCATCCCGTACTTGGGGTACGCAGCGAACATCGTGGACTCAGCGTTCTCGAAACTGCTGGGCACGGAGGACAACCCCAACTTCCAGCCGTACCTGAATCTCCGTGTGGACCGCTGGAACCCTGCCAACTTCGGGGAACCGCTGCCCGGTGTGGGCTATGGCATCACGATCCCCGCCGCGCTGATCGAGTCCCGTACCGGGATTGTGCAGGACGATCTGCACAAGTGGTGGTTCGCGATGCAGAGCACGGATGCATCGCAGCAGGAGAGCGGGTTGCAGGCCGCGCTGCCGTGGTTCATCAAAATGGCGTGGCCCACGGACTCCCAGATCGAAGCCCAAGTGGGCAACGCCATGGTGGCGCTGGCTGCCAACGAGCCCGACAAGTACATGCAGGACGGGTACATTCGCGCCGACATGGTGGGCGAACTACACATGCGGGCACAGTCTCTTGCCTCAGGTATCGCCCGGGGAAACATCTGGCGTGCGGCGATGTTCCGTGGCGGCACCACGATCCCGCGCTCCGTGGCGGTCAACGGGGAGAACCTGTCGGCGGCTGTCCTGTCCCGGGAGTTCGGTGACGTGCTCGATGAGACGGGCAGCATTCAGGCGGGCTACGCCTTCCTTCTCGACAAGTACGGACCACAAGGTGTCGCCGCCCTCGTGGGCACTAGGGAGAAAACGGTTTCGGCTAACGACGAGGGGTATCAGTTCGCGAAGGACAACCCCGAACTGTTCTCCAAAATCCCTGACGTTCTCGGCTACTTCATGCCCGCATCAGACATCAACGGCGATCCCGACTATGCGCTACGGTCGCGGGGTTTCCAACGGATGCTCACTCAGCGCGGAATGGGGCTCACGCTCAAACCCGAGGAATGGGCGCAGGAAGTCAACCGGGCTTTGAAGGGCGCGCGTGACTATCAACTTGAGCAGAAGTTCGCTCGAGGCGAGATCACGCAATCACAGTACGAGACTGAGAAGGCGCTCATCGCCAAGGACTATCAACTCGTGCCCTCTCCTGAGTTTGACACCTCACATGGCGACAAGATCAGAGAGCAGTTGCGCATCGCGTTGCAGAACCCCACACTCGCTAACACCGCTGCCGGGAAAGCGCTCGCGGCGTACCTCCCCCTCTATGACCAAGCCAAGGCACAAGCCGATGGGGAGTCCCTAGACGGGGAGGCTGACGCCCCGCTGCGCGCCACGTTGCGAGCGCAGGGCGAACAACTCGCAGAACTTGTGCCCGAGTTCCGCCCGCTGTGGCGCGGACAGTTGCTTTGGGAGGTTGACGAGTGACCGAGGTTAATGTTAATACACTCGTGGACGACGCGACGAGAGACGAGCGCCCGCCGTCGTTCCTGAGTACGCTCGCTCGACTAGCCCCGGCGCTATCAGCAGGCGTCGGAGACCCCGTGCCCTTCCTCGTGTTCGCGTCACATCTGATGGATCAGCGGCAGTACGATCAGCGCAAAGACGCGCTTCGCTCAGAGATCGACGCCGCTGCGGGCAACACCACTGCTACAGACCAGGCGATAGCAGACGTGACGGGGCAGAACACACAGGCTCTAGGCACAGGCACTGCTGACGGCAGTGGCTACTTGGGCGTGGACGAAATGCTCGATGTGGGCGCGGTTGCCCCGGTGAAGAATCCTGATGGAAGCGTCTCCTACGTCGTCCAAGTCAAGGACGGCGCACGGCAGGTTCGCTACCAGGAAGGCGACCCGTACCGCGAGTTGCAGGCTCTCGGCCCGGCGCAACTCAAAGAGTGGCGGCGCACGATGTGGTTGGGTGGGTACATGGAGCCTGACTCGTTCGTAGGAGCGTTGAACACCGAGGACGTGGCCGCGATGAAGAAGGCCATGACTGAGGCCAACATGACGGGTGTGTCTTGGCAGGACGCTATCGCCTCACGTGTCGAGTTGGGGGGCAGGTACGGTCGCCCGATCACCGAGGAGGAGATCGCAAAACTTGACAACAACGTACCCAAGTTGCTGCGGCAGTACGCGTCCAAGAACGGGGTGTCCGTCAGCGACGACTTCATCGCCCGTCAACAGGAACGTGTGCTCAATGGGGAGGACACCCCGGACAGTGTGATCTCGCGTTTCCGCGACACCCACATCAAACCCATGTACCCGCAGTTCGAACGTGAGTTGGACGACGGTCTGACGATCCAAGACATCGCCACGCCCTACATCGACCGTGCCTCGCAGATGCTTGAGATTTCCCCGAAGCAGATCGGGATTGACGATCCGCTGATCAAACGGGTGTTGCAGGCGCGCGACGACAAAGGGCAACCAGTGCGCAAACCGATCTGGGAGTTCGAGGACGAGTTGACCCGCGACCCCCGGTGGGCGCGCACTAACAACGCATACGAGACCTACGACAGCGCGGTCAGCGGGTTGTTGACGGAGATGGGGCTGTAATGGCTGAGTCGCTGAACGACCGCGCTAACGCTGCTGCCGGTAGGGCAGCGGCTCGTGCTGACGCGCAGAATGCGGCGCGCACACTCTACAAGCGCAAGCAATCCCTCAATGACCGCGCCAACGAGGCTGCCGGTAGGGCGGCTGCGGACAGGGATGCGTTGCCCGTCTGGGAGACGATTCTTCAACGCAACTACGCCCGTCAGATCGAGCAGAACGGCGGGCTCCCTTCCCCCGGTATGCTCCCCCCCGATGCTCCTGGGGCAAAAGGTCCAGCGGTGTCCCGACTGCGCAGGACTCAGGGCGCACGGTGGAGCACGGGTAATCGTGATGCGGCCTACGCGAAGTACGCCGACATTCTCACCAAGTACGGGTTCGAGCGCGGCGACATCATGGGGTGGTTGAAGGGGCTGGACTACTCGACTCTGCGATCGTCTGCCCTGGTAGCGCAAGCGTTCCGTGGAACAACCATGTGGCAGCAGCGGTTCGGGGCGGTGACCAAGGCCCGCGAGAAGAACGGGATGAGTTACATCAACGAGGGTCAGATCATCGCCCTCGAGGACACCTACCGTCAGATATTCACCTCTGCCGGGCTGCCTGAGCAGTATTGGGAGATGGGTGATCTGCACAACCTGATCGCGAATGACGTGTCCCCGCAGGAGGTGCAGGACCGCGTGAAACTCGCGGAGGATGCGATCAACAACGCTGACCCGCAGTATGTGCGCTCGTTCCGCGACTTCTACGGGATCAAGAAGAAGGACTTGATCGGGTACATGCTGAACCGTGAGAAGGGTGTGCAACTGCTACAGGAGCAGGTTGCCGCCGCCGAGATCGGGGCTGAGGCACGCGGCAGCGGCATGGATCATGTGGGGCGCAAGTTCGCAGAGAAACTTGTGGATAAGGACATCTCGCGGCAGGAGGCACGGCAGGCGTTCGGCAGCGTTGCCGACACCGAGAAGGACTGGAGGAAGCTTGCCAAGTTGAGTGGCGAGAAGATCAGCGAGAAGTCGCTGGTGAAAGACGAGCTCGGCCTAGACAAGAAGGGCCGCATCACCCGGAAGAAGAAGCGTCTCGCCTCTGAGGAGCGGGCACGGTTCGGGAACAGCGGGGGTGGCACCGGGGCGATGGGTAGCAGCACCTCAGGTGCTTACTGATCCCCTTCACAAAGTATGTAGTTTCACGCTACAGATTTCACTGAAACTACAGATTCCCGCCCTATAGCGATGGTGACCTGCCAGGATCGACCGGCCCCTGGTGGCGTAGCAGCCCGGTGTTCAGGAGCCTCACGCACATTCCCCTGTGTGCACGAGTGGCCTATCGAATGAGGGAGTAACAAGTGGATCAGGACGACTACGACGAGTCGAACGAGTCGAGCACCGAGAACAGCTCTGGCAAGGGGCTGCGGGCACAACTTGAGAAGGCTCTGGAAGACAAGAAGGCTCTCGAGTCTCAACTGTCTGAATCCAAGAGCAAGATTCGTCAGAGTGAAGTCTCTAGCGTTCTGGCCGCTAAGGGTGTCAACTCCAAGATTGCCAAGTTCATCCCCGCTGATGTGGAGGGTGAGGAAGCAATCGCGAAGTGGTTGGACGAGAACGCCGACGTGTTCGGAGTATCGTCTCAGCCGCAGGAGCAGACCCCGGCATCCGAGCAGTCTTCTGTACCCCAAGAGGTGAAGGAGTCTGCGCAGAGGATGCAGTCGCTCGGGAACAGCACCGAGTCCCCAAGCAAGTTGACGGACATTCAGGAGCGGATGCGCAACGCGCAGACGGCTGAAGAACTGCAAGAGCTTTGGGCCGAGGCGCAGAAGTTCCTTCTCTAACCCTCTAACCTAGAAAGGCGCATACCGTGGCTGCTCCCAACACCACGACCAGCGACCTGACGAACCTCGTCACTACTGCGTATGACCGCAAGGTCAAGATGCAGCTTCGCAGCAAGGCGCAGTTCCGCACCCTTGTTGACACGAAGCCTGTCGCGCAGACGCACCCCGGTTCGTCTATCGTGTTCAACCTCCACTCTGACCTGGCAGCGGCCACGACCCCGCTGAACGAGGTCACCGACCCCACTGGTGTCACGGCGAACAACACTTCGCAGGTGACCGTGACTCTGGCCGAGTACGGTAACTACACCGTGGTCACCAAGAAGCTGCAAGCGTTCGCGCTTGACGCTTCACTCGACAGCAACCTGGCGAACATCATCGCTCAGAACCAGCTCGACTCTGTCGATGCGCTGGTTGAGGCTGTCATGGCCGGGTCCACCAACGTCATCACTGAGGAAGCCGGTTCGCTGGTTGCTCCTGGTGCGGTGGGTCAGAACGTCAACGACATTACCGCTAGCGACCTTCTCAAGTCGAAGCACATTCGGTATGCGGTGGCGAAGAAGCGTGCCAACAGCGTCGTCCCGGTGAAGGGCGAACTGTTCGGCTGCTACATTCACCCGGACGTTGCGCACGACCTGCGTGCCGAGTCGGGTTCGACCGGATGGCGGATTCCGCACGAGTACCAGAGCAACGACGCCATTTGGGCGGCTGAGGTCGGTACTTACGAGGGTGCCTTCTTCGTGGAGAACCCGCGTTGTGGCACCGCCACCAACACCGGAACGGTGAAGGTCTACCGGACCTACCTGTTCGGTCAGGAGGCTGTCGCTGAGGCTGTGAGCGACGAGTTCCACGTCGTCATGGACGGTGTGATTGCCGACCCGCTGAACCGTAAGACCAGCATGGGCTGGTACGGGATTGCCGGGTGGAGCCTGTTCCGTACGAAGTCGCTGACGGTTGTGAAGACCGCTTCCAGCATCGCGCAGTAACTCAACAACAACGGTGAGGGGCCGGGGCCGCAACATGGCCTCGGCCCTTCTCGTCTTGAAAGGAACACAATGACCACTTCTGTCAGTAAAGAGTTCGCGCGGGATTCGCTGGACACGTTGTTCGGGACGGTCTACACGGGCGACCTGACTATCGCCTTGTTGAAGTCTGCGGCCACGTCCACCGATGGGACGCTCAGCATCACGGGTGCCGAGTTGACGGCGGCGAGCGACGGGTATGCCCCTGTCGCGTATGCGATTGCCGACCTGAACCCTGCCGACGGGAACAACCCTGCCTACCGTGACAACTCAACCGAGATTCTGTTCGACTACAACGCGGGTGTGGGCAACTGGGAGACGATCACGGGTGTGGCGATCCTGTCGGGCAGCACGGTGCTACAGGTTGTCTCGGCTGATTCCCCGGTGACGATTGCTCCCGGTCGCCGGGTGCGTATCGCTGCGGGTGCGTTGCAGTTGCGTACAGATAGCGTCTAGATGACTGCCGACCCGATTGCGGCTGCCCCCGTCACCGCCTTTGACACGCGGGTCGATCTGGGGGGTTCCGACACGTTCACCCGTTGGGACGTGACGGTTGATTCTGCCGGCACGGTTGACTCTGTTGCCGAGCAGACCCGCATGGCTGTGGTGTCACTGCCCAACGGGTACATTGTGGGGCGGTTGGAGGAACGCGACCCGGACGATGCTCCTGGTGTGTTCTCGTTCTACTACGCCACCGACACCACGCTGCGGGACACCTATACCCCGCCGTTCGATAACAGTTACGCTGATCACGGGATTGCTGACTTCCACAATCACGAGTCCACGAAACCCCTGTCAAGATGGGTGACTGATTCCCGGATCGGAAGCGAGATCGTCTACACGTTCGCGTACAAGGGTCGCGGGTATTTCGTGACCGGGACGCCTGACGAGTCGTTTGTCATGGTGCTCACCTACGACCCTGAGTGGGGTGTACTTGGCGCGTTCAAGTTGACGCTGGGTGCGGGTTTGACGGCTACCGGGTGTCAGTGGTTTTTCGATGAGACGCGCAACGATGAAGGTCGCATCAGGCCGCACCTTCACTACATTCAAGCGTCTGTCACCAGCAGTTTCGGGGTGGGTAAGGTTGCCCTGCCTGATGTTTCGGAAGGCGTGTCTTACCCGACTGAGGTGACGGGGACGAGCGCAACGAGGACGTTCACGTACAAAACGCTGCTACGCGGCCAGACAGGCTATTCGGAGGACACCTCTGAGCGTGATCACCTGTCGCTGGGCGGGTTCTGGTTCGCGAGTCCGTGGGGCGGTTGGGAACACCGCACTCGTCGGGTGTGGAAGAAGACAGGGGAGTCAAGCAAGGTTCAAACCCAACTCACTTGGGTTGATTTCAGTGACTTGTCGCAGTACACGGATTGGTTGATACACGCCGGGTTTCTCCCGCTGTACTTTCATCAGACCCCGTTCGCTACGGAGTACACGGGTCCGACCTTTTCGGCGCTTGATGACACCACGTACCGTCGCGTTGGGACGAACCTCTACATGTCGTACGGGGAGACAGGCTGGGAGTTCTGGCAGTTCCACGACGACTCGCATCGCGGCTCACAAATCTTGGGCTCCCCGACCGACCCGGAAACGGTTTACGTGGACGGGTACTGGTACACGTACTACCCGAGCATGTTGGAGAACTACGACCCGAACAGCCCGCTGCACCTTGTTGAGACGATCCCCTACCCGTTCACCCCGAGCAATCGCAGCGATGCTGTCCTGCCTGCAATCAACGACTATCAGTACGACGCGCAAGGGTCACTGATTGTCGGACCGGTGGCGGCTGACGACTCCGACAATGTGCACCTGTTCACGCTGCGGATGCGTCATCGGTGGGCGTTTGCGGATGAACCTCCGCTTGACGTGTACTTCGAGTCTTTCAACTCGGACAACGGATTCATCTACGACCACGGGCTGACCCGTAGGGACGTGGTCGAATGCAACGCCTACGCTTTCCGGCTGGATTCTGACACGGATCACGAGATTCGACTCAACGCTTTCAGCGGGGTTGTCCCCGGAGACATGGCGTTGAGTGTCACCCGTCCCCCCGGTTGGAGGGTGGGCGCAGCGGATGCCCCGTTCGGGTTTGCTGCTGTCACCTCCTACATCACTCACAGTCCCCACGCCGGGGATGACGCGGCGGTCGCCTACGACCAGACGGCGGTGTTGTGGGCGGCACTCGGCAAGTCGGGTGACGGGCATTTTGACGATGTGACGGCACGCGGCGGGCTGCATTTCACGGCGAGTGTCGAACTTGGCAGCGAGGGTGGCGCTGTCGATGTGAACTTGACTGTGGGTTCGACGCTGCACTTCTCCGCGTCTGCCGAGCCTACGCTGCTTGTGCCCGAGGTGGACGTGACACTCCATCCGACCCCGCTGCATTTCACGACGCTTCTCCCGGTAGCACCTGAGGCTGTCGATGACATGTCGTTCCGTGGCGGGTTGTCGTTCCGGTCGAAGGTGCGTCTGTTGACGGACACTGACCTGTCGATTGAATCCGATCTGACGTTTGACGCTGCTGTGAGTCTGTCGGTGTCGTGGGTGCTCGAGCCGCTAGAGCTGGGGTATGCCCCTCCGCTGCGGTTCACCGTGGGTCTAACCCTGTCGGAGAAGGGTGTGAGCACGGGCACCCCGCCTGATCCGACGACGGGTGCACCCCCTGCCCCTGTCACCCCTGGCCCGACCGAGCCTGGTGATGGGGTGTCGATTCTCCTGCCACCGGGTACATCGCTGCCGGTCGAGTTGACCTATGTGGTGGACGGCGAGGTTGTGCTGATCGTGCACGACGGGGAAGTGGTGGAGACGGTGTTCGTGCCCGGTGGGGATTTGAGCGGTCTTGTGTTGTACGTGTATGTGGGCGGGGTGAATGTGACGGCGACGGTGACGGTCGTGTATGCGACACCCGCATACGCACTCGACACGTCGTTTGCGACGGTGGACAAGTTCTTGTGGGACGTGTCGCAGCATTTCATCGGGGACGTGGAGATCGGGGTCAACCTGTTCATCGACGGCGAGGATGCGGTGTCGTGCGTGTGGGATTACGCATCGAGCGATCTGACAGACAAGCGTGTCGTGTATCTGTTCGGGTACGAGTCGCCTCGGTTGTCGTTTGCTGATGCGGCGCTGATCGCGCAGGCAGGATTCGGGCGGTATCTCCGCGCTTCCTGATCCGCACCTATACGCCATGCATGAGTTGCGCTTCGTCATGCCCCACGCAGGATCACGCCACCTACGGCGAATGTCTGCGCAGCAAGAATCTCAAAGTCGGCTGGGCTGCCTCGCACAAAGGTCTTGACCGTTCGACAGATAAGGCGTGGGAGAAGAATCTCGAGGATTACCGTTCCGCACGCAAGCAGGGCATTCAGCCAAGCAGCACGCAGCCGGGAGCGGTTCGTGCCGCGGTTGAGGCGAGCAACGCGACCGGGACGGCGTTTCAGGCATGAAGGCGTTTGGGTGGGCTAAGGATGCCAGCAAGCTGACGGTGGTGAAGAACGTCGTCCCGTCGTGGGTGACGAGTGCCGACTACCTGTACGTGTCGATGCACTACGGGAGTATCCCGCAGACCACGGATGATCAGACGACATCGGAGATGACCTACTCAGGGTATGCCCGTCAACCGATTCAGCGTGTCGCATCCAAGTGGACTCTGATCGAACCGGGAAGCACCCCTCCCTACTACCGCTACACGGATGCGATCACGTTCCCCGCGCCTGTTGGAAGTATCCCTTCCGGGCAGGAGGTGTGCACACACCTGGCGATAGGACTCAACGAGACGGGGGCAGGAACCCGGCTGCTGGTGTCGGAGGTTTACTACCCGTCAGGTGTGACCCTGGTGGTGGGGAGCACGATCACGGTGCCGGCCAACTTCCTGCGAGTGATGGAAGACTAAATGCCTTCCACCCCGGCAACGTGGTTTCTCGACCACAACGTAGTCGAGTGGAGAATACCGCCTCCCGACGAGCCGCCACCCCCGGACCCTCCTGTAACCGGGTCGGTGGACGACACGTTCGGGTTCAAGTGGGTGATCCATCCGAAACGCAGGTTGAACGCTGTCACGAATCAGCGGTTGAAACGCCGACCGTTCACCCGTGTCAGCGACAACGACGACTTCCGTGCGTGGCGAAGGATCGTCACCTATGTCGGCAGGAAGGTCCGTGACCTGTTCACGGGCAAGACGTACGGGGAGTGGAAGGCGACGGGCAAAACCTACGCCGAGTTGAAGGCGACAGGAAAGACCTATGGGGAGTTGAAGCATGGGTAGCACGACGACATGGGGCATCCCCTACCCGGAGGATGGCACCTCGAACGACGTTCATCAACACCTCCTAGACATGGCTGAGGCTGTTGACGGGTCACTGTCGAGCGTTGAGGGCACACCGGGTCCGGCAGGCCCGGAAGGTCCGATGGGTCCAGAAGGACCTCCTGGTCCTACCGGTGCGACAGGACCGGCAGGGGCAACAGGTGCCACCGGGCCGGCTGGGCCTCCTGGCGCAGACGGAGCTGACGGGGGGTTCATCGCCCGTACCACCTCCACCCTGACGACTGCCTCGCTTGCGAACGATGCGACCGAGGACAACACCATGACCCTCAAGCCCGGCTACCGTCTTCTCAAGATTGAGACGGACAGGGCGGCACGGGTACGTGCCTATGACTCAACTACCAGCAGGGCAGCCGATTCGTCACGGGCTATCGGGGTGGACCCAACACCGCCGCATGGGGTGATCCTGGACTTCGTTACAACAGCGGGGACTTTGACGTGGTGGATGAATCCTCTGGTAGACGGCTATACGGCTGACGCTTCGGACACGGTTCCGGTGTCGGTGACAAACAAGTCTGGCAGTACGAGCACTGTGTCTGTCACTTTGACATGGGTTAGGAGCGAGTAGTGACAGCAGTAACTACCACCACGGTTGCGTGTGCTACATACGGTGCCACCGATGCTGGATTCAGGGCGTGGGCCAAAGCCCACCATGACGCCTTGATTGGGGCTGGACTGACTTTGGCCTATTCGGGCATTGACTTCAACACGGTCACAATGCCGACTGTGGCTCAGACTGTGGCCGGGTCAAACGTCTACGAGTTGAACGACGCATTGAGCGGAACCGCCCCGATCTACGTCAAGATCGGCTTCGGTCGTGGGAGCACAACAAACGCGCATGTAGGCTTCCGCATCGACGTTCAGATCGGGTCTGGGCACAACGGAAGCGGGACGCTCACCGGGACGGTGGTGGCACAGTACCTGACATGCAGTCAGTTGTCGTCAGCGGACGGGCAGATACTCGTGTATCGCTCAGCCGCAGGGTTTGCGCTGATGAGCAACTTCGTTATCCCCACTAGCCAGGTTTGTTGGCTGATCGCTGTAGAACGGTTCGCGTTCCAGGGGGCTCCCACCACGGGTGGCGCTCTGTCTGTTGTAGCGGGCTACGCGGCGAACTCGACAGGCTACACGTCAGGTGAGGGTAAGTGGGGACTGATCAACCTTATCAACGCCACCCCGGTAGGGCCGGGTTCGATAAACGCGTCCACCCCGCCCGGGTTCTACAGTTATGGCAGCAACAACTCGTACGGTGGCTGCGCACCTCTTGGGAGAATTCAGACCTTCGGTAAGTACGATCCTTTGTCCACGATCTTTCAAGCCTCTCGGTTGCCGCTAGGTGGCGACAACCTGATGTACGACGGCATTTTGGACGGCGAGAACGCATCGTTTCGCACCTTGAACGGATGCAATTGGGGGAGTACGAGTTACGTTATTCCCGCCGTGAGGATTGCGTAATGGCTGCTCCCACACCGACCTCGATTTCTACTGTGGCGTACGTACTCCCGGCTGGCGCTGCAATAGGTGCACGGGTGAACATGCCCAGCCCACCCACCACGGGGCAACTGTGGCCTCGGGGCAACGTCACCTGATTCCGCTGCTATGAGCATGGGAGAGGGCTGTGCCCTGTCTTTCTTCCTGCCTCTAGGAGCGCCCCTTGACTACGTTCAGCGACCTACAGAACGAGGTGCTGCTGCAACTCGAGGGTTTCACAAACGACCAGGCTGTGCTGTCGAAGGTGAACACGTCGATCTCGAGCAGTGACACCACTATCAGCGTTTCGGGTGGGTCGTTCAGTGACGGTAGCGGAATGTCCACGGGTGTGTGGGAGATCGAGGATGAACTCGTCTTCGTGCCCGACTTCAACCGCAGCACGGGTACAGCCACGAATGTGATCCGTGGGTATCGCGGCACGACTGCCGCCTCGCATTCGAGCGGTGCGGTGATCCGCAACAATCCTCGCTTCCCGTTTGCTCAGGTGAAGCGCGCAATCAATGACACGGTGCGCAACGTGTTTCCCCGTGTCCCGGCGTTCAAGACGAGCGACCTGACGATGCAGCCGGCGAAGGTGCGCTATCAGCTTCCGGCTGACTGCAAGGCGATTGTCAGTGTGCAGCAGCAGGACTACAGCGACGACTACGCCTGGATCGACTTGAACACGTGGAAGTTCAATGCTCGCCCCGGTGCCGCCCTTGACGGGTTCACGAGCATCGAGCTTCCGCACCCTTATCGGAACGCCACGGTGCGTGTCGTGTACGCCGCCGAGCCTTCCCCCATGTCGGGTAACAGTGACGACTTCGAAACTGTCACCGGGCTGCCGTCGTTTGCCCGTGAGGCTGTCGTGTGGGGTGCCATGTGGCGTCTGTATTCGATGAGTGAACTGGGCAGGGGTTCCTTCTCCAGCGCGGATCAGACGATGCTGAACCGTCAAAGCGACTTCGGGAAGGCAACCGACATCGCCAAGTATCTGCTCGCCATGCATCAGCAGGCTGTGACTGACGCTGAGGCACGAGTGCAAGACCTGTACCCGGCTCGCAAACACTACATCTGGTAGGCGGCATGGCACCCCCAACGTTCACAAACAGTGGCCGTGTCATGTATGACGTGGCGATCACCGGGATAGACCCGGACACGGGCAGCGAAACCCCGATCCCGTTTCTGTTCGCCAGCAGCGACGACTACCCGTATGTGCGGGAATCTGACGGCGGGGTGCGGGAGCAGATCGACACGACTTCTGAGGCTGGGGAGCAGTCGCTCACCGGGTACTGGTGGCGGTCACAATCCTCATTCGATCTTGGTATGGGCGCGGAGTATTTCGACTCTGCCCGTGACGAGTCCCTGTCCCGCAGGTTCAACGATTCGTGCGGGGTGCATGTGTTCACCCCCGGCAAGGTGACCTTGCTGAATGCGACGAGCAAGGTTGTCTCCTACAGCAAGAAGACGTACACATGCTCGTACACGCTGCTCGATGACGAGGGGCAGATAAGCGAGCAGGGTGTGCTGCTAGCCAAGTCTGACTTCTCGGGTTTGTCGGGAAGCGTGGTGAAAGTGTCGAGTGCCGGGAGCACGACCACCCTGGCCTCGGGCATTGACGCGGTGTACGACGTTGCAACAGACGGCGGGTTCGCCTACGTGTTGAAGGATGACGGCGTGCTGAAAGTGCACATTGCGACCGGGGCAGGGTCGGACATGTTCGCCCTGGACGAGTCGGATGAGGGCAACGTCAAGCGTGGCCGGATCGCAGCGGTGAAGGACCGCATGATTCTGGCGCTGTCGCAGGAGACGGCGGATTCGGGTATCGCCTACGGGTACATCTACGATTGCCTCACAAACGCTTCCGCCCTGCCTGCCCCTGTCGGCACGGTCGCTATCCCCGGTTGGAGGTGGAGCGGGATTTGTGACGGGCCGCAGGCGATCTACCTCGGCGGCTATGGGGGTGACACGGGCCGCATCTACGCGCTGACTATCGACACGTCGAGCAACCCCCCAACCCTTGCCGCACCGTACACGGTGGCTGAACTCCCGAAAGGCGAGATCGTCACCTCTGTCATCTCCTACATGCAGACCTACCTTGTGGTCGGCACGAACAAGGGTGTCCGTGTCGCCACGATCAACCCTGATTCGTCGCTAACTATGGGGCCGCTGAGCGTCCACAGTGACACCCCGGTGTGGGGTTTGTGCGCTGTCGGTGACTACGTGTACGCGGGCGGGAGCAGCAGCACCCCGAGCGGTGAGGTTGCACGACCCGGACTGTTCAAGATCAACCTTGGGGTGGACGGCACCGATCCTCGCTCGCAGCTCGGTATCTTCCCGGCTGCCCGCGACCTGTATGCGGTGGACGGCACGAGTCCAGGCACGAATCAGATTCTCCGTGTCTGCCCTATCGGGAGTACCGGGAAGATCGCGTTCACCGTGGACAACACCGGGTTGTACTACGAGGGCTCCACCGAGGTTGCGAACGGATGGTTGCGCACGGCGAGGATCAGGTTCGACACGCAGGAGAAGAAGTCGTTTGACTTTCTACGTGTCAACCGTGACTCAACGGCGATCACTGTCACCCCGAGCGAGGAACATGACGGGTCGTTCGGAAGTCCTGTTGCACTGTCTACCACTGTCGGAACACCGGGTTTGAGCGTTGAGTACGAGGCTGTCGCTTCACCCACGCAGCGGTATCAGGAGGTGCGCTACACGTTTCTGCTAACGAAGGTCACCTCGAGCGGGGCGGCGTTCACCGGGTATCAGTTGCGGGCTTTGCCGAGCAATGTTGTGCAGCGCACGATTCGTCTACCCCTGTTGTGTTTCCCACGGGAGAAGACCCGTGAAGGGCTTGATGTTGACCGTGGCACATGGAAGCGGATTAAGGCTCTCGAGTTGATTGAGAAGCGTGGCGGGTATGTGCGTCTACAGAACTTGAATACGGGCGAGGATGAACTTTGCACGTTCGAGTCGCTGCAGTTCATCACGTCACACACACAGCAGTCACGTGTCGATCAGGCGAATCCTGGGGGGATTCTGCTTGTCACGTTGCGTCTAGTGAACTTGGGGTCTTGAGCATGGGTTTCTGGTCGAGTCTGCCCCAGGTGGAGTCGGACGGCAGGACGTTGCCGTGGCGTGTGTTCGACCGTGCGATTCGGCCTTTCTCATTTGCGGTTTCACTGGCGACGTTCGTGTTGACTTTGGGAATCACCACGGACAACACGGTTGGGGTGTCACTGGACTCAGGGTTGGGTGTGGTAGTGATTGTAGCCGCCTCGTCCACAACTACAGCCTTGCTCTGGTGGGGGTGGTGGGCCAAGAGCACAAGCCTAATGACACACGGACTGCTGTTGGCTGCTGCGGTGTGGGCTGCTGTGGGGTACGTGACTCTGCTAGAGGGGGCGTCTTGGGTATCCGGGTGCGTGGCGCTCTGTTGGGGTGTGGCGGCTGCCGGGAGTTGGCTTCTTGAGGCGAATGATCCGAATGTCAAGGGGGGCTAATGTCCCCGTCAGACAAGGCAGCGCTAGTCGGTGTGGCTGTCTACTTCACCATGCATCTGATCGACGCGTTCATTCCTCACGGTAGGCATTTCAAGTTTGTGGACAAGTGGTTCTCGGAGGGTGACGAGACTTCCCCCTCCTGACCTATAGACCGTGCATGACTAAGGCACAGTTCCGCGCTGTTCTCGAGCGCGCCGTCAAGACGTTCTTTCAGGCACTCCTTGCATTCATCCTCGCCTCGGGGGTTTCGTCGTTCACTGAGGTGCCGTGGGCTGAGGCTGCGAATGTGGCCGCGTTCGCCCTGGCGTTGAGCCTGGTGACTTCGATTGCCTCGTGGAACTTCGGGAAGGGTGAAGGCCCGTCGCTGACTTCGGAGACGGTTGACGACGACTTGAAGCCGGCGTGATCACCCCGATCTTGATGCGCGCCGTGTCGCTCATCGTGTTCAGCATTTTCTTCACCCTCACCTATCTGGGTTTGACCGCACGTAAGGAGCGCACCCGTGCCTAAGATCACTACCCGCCTCAGCCACTACCTCAAGCGTCGTCGCAGGGCGAACGCTGCGATCAAAGTGTTGCGTGAAGCGTCACGTGCCGGGAGTCTGCGCTGCCGTCACGGGTATCCGTGGCACTATCACTGTGCCCACAGTGTCGCCTGTGCACACGGTAGGTTCGCCTCGGGCTGGGACGCCTATCAGGGTTTCGTGCTCACCCCCGTCAAGTTTCGACGCAACGGGAAGAAGAAGTACAAGGCTCCCCGTGGTGCCCTCGTGTTTTGGGAGGGCGGTAGCGAAGGCTACGGGCATGTCGGTGTGAGCAACGGGAGAGGCAAGTTTTGGGGTGTTGACCTGCCCGTCAACTTCAAGGTGGGTTTGTCGCACATTCGGGACGTTGAACAGAGGTGGGGTATGCGCTACGCCGGGTGGGTGTGGCCGGATCAGGTGTTCGGATGGTGACCTGGCAGATTGTGGTGTTTGTCGTCAGCCTCGCCGTGGTGTTGACGCTCCCGCAACCTAGGTGACCCTAACCCCGTGGCAGGACTCGCAAGCAGTCTTGCTACTTTAGGAGCAAGAACCCCCTGGCATCGTCCCCCCGGAGTCAGGGGGTTTCTTGTGTGCTGCGAGGGTTACAGAACGAGAATGCCGCTAGAAAGGCCACGAAGCCCCCTGTCGCTGACGAACGCAACAGGGGGCTACTCGTGTAAGGGTGCGAGGGTCAGACGTCTCTACGTGCCTGTATTCAAGGCGGCTAGCGTCGGGCAAGGCTCCTCGTCTGTAGGGATATACCCACACTCAGAACAGTGCTGTACGTCCTCCGGCCCTTCACGAGTCTCAATCTCATCGAC